TACTAAACCTTACTGGAGTTTAATCGCTGACACCGTAATGTCAACTTATAAATGCTAACGAAAGTTATGCTTTAGCAGCTTAGTCTGCTTAGGGTTTGCCTGTACCTCGTAACAGAAACAGGCATATATAAAGATATGATGAACCAGGCGACACCGATCAAAAAATCTCAAAATATTACAGAATACCTGTCGCAAAGGATGGGTGGGCCCCTATTGTGGTTACGCTAGCGTGTAACCACACTAGACAAAATAACAATTTTATGTTATAATGAATCAATTATGAACAGTAAAGAATTTAGTTTAAAGATAGAGTCCGTAGTAAAAGAGAAAAGAGTATCTTATATGGATGCTATAATAGACTATTGTAATCTAAACGACATAGATGTAGGAACTGTTAAGGCAATGGTTAATAAATCATTAAAAGAAAAAATAAAAAACGAAGCAGTTAATCTAAAAATGCTTAAAGAGAAAAGAGGAGGTACTTTACCTATATGAACGGAATGGAGATGTTATACCACATCTTATTCGTAGAGAAATCTACTGGTCTATGGGGAATAATTGTATTAGGAATTGTAATAGCAATTTTAAGTATTATATATGATATTGGATGTGAACAAAATAATGAATAGGAGAATATAATGGATAAAATACCAGAACACACATTTAGATGTAGATTTCAACATAAGGCAATTATGTTATGGAAAGATGTAACAACAGATCAAATGTTTAAAGACAAGAAGATAGTAATATTTGGACTACCAGGTGCATTTACACCGACTTGCTCATCAAAACAATTACCACAGTACGAGGAAAAATACGATTTATTTAAAACACAAGGTGTTGATGATATATATTGTATATCAGTTAATGACGCTTTTGTAATGAATGCTTGGGGTGCAAGTATGACACCTAAAATAGAGAAAGTTTTTTTATGTCCTGATGGTGATGGTCAGTTTACAGAAAAACTAGGAATGTTAGTTGATAAACCTGCTAACAAATTTGGTAAAAGAAGTTGGAGATATTCTGCTCTAGTAAATAATGGTGTAATAGAAAAAATGTTTATTGAACCAGGTAAAAATGAGAAAAGTGAAGATGAGGATCCATATCAAGTATCATCAGCTGCTCATATGCTTGATTACTTAATGGCACCTGAAACTGTAAAATAATGTATGGAGGGTTTGATGTTTTTAGAGTCTATATGGCAGTTAAATTACATTTTACTACCAACTATAATTATTTTGACTATGATGGTAAGGTAAATATAAAACTAGATACATTTACAAAAAGAAATGATAGATATTTTTTTCATAAACTCTCAACTAAATATAATCAGAATGAAATACTTGACTTCTTTGTTGCAAACTTTATTGAAAAAGATAAAAACTGGATTGGTAATCTATTAGAAAATGATGGACGAGATAATTACCTCAAATATAAAAAAGTTAAAGAAAACTTTAAGTTTCATTTTAGAAACGACTTTGTTAATATTGTTAATGACTTTAGCAGTAAGCGGATTTCTTTTGATGATGGTTTCGTTTGCAATAGCGGACAACATCCACGACTTTTACGCTTACTTATTCAAAGGAGAGCGTCTTTCCAAACCTTCGTTGTGCTTGACCAAGTCTTATCGTTTATCAAAAATTGGAATGTGGAAATTAAAGAGAGGGTTGTGTGGCCTAAAATCGCACATAAGGTTGCCAAGTTGAAACCTTTTATAAATTATAATATAACTGAATGTAAATTAATAATGAAAGAGGTAATTAAAAATGAAACCTAAATTAGAATTTATCTGTACATCGCCAGGTATAGAAGAAGTATACCCAATCATAAGAGCGTCTGAATATAGACACTCTTGGATTAAAAAGGCAGTAGAAGATATGAAAACAAATGGTTCTATAGCAGCACCACATAGACGAGATTACGAAGATCATAACCAGCAAAATGTAAAGAATACAGATAATGAAGAAAGACATACAGCAAAATGTCCAGCACTACAAATGGTGCAGAATACAGGTTGGATAATGAGATTACACCAAGATATAAGAATTAGAACAATAGGTAATGGTGAAGATATAAATTGGATTATACCTTTTCAATCACAACAGGAACCAATTGTGTCTAAACATATGGAACACTCATTTTATCCTTTCTTTGAAAACTGGCCAAAGAATACATTAAGAAAAATACTAAAGATTAATTTACCTTGGTTCGCTAGAATACCTAAAGGTTATAAACTATTACAAACTCATCCATTTTTATTAGATGATAATAGATTTACAACTATGTCAGGTGTGCTTGATCCTCATTTAGGAATTGCTAGTGTAGGAACAATACCTATGTGGTGGCACGAAACAAATGATGATGTTGATGTAACTTTAAAAGCAGGAACACCTCTTGCACAATTCATATTAATACCAAAAGAAGAACCTGATTTTACACAAGTTGATATAAATGATGACCCTAAATTTCAAAAAGAATATAGAATGAATCAATTATTATTAGCAGGTACATTTAATAGAAGTTATCAAAAAGTAAGAGAGTTTTGGAAGAAGTATGGCTGGTAAGGTATTCTGTATAGGTAACGGTGAAAGCAGAAAACATTTAGATTTAGAAACATTAAGACCACACGGCAAGATATATGGATGTAATGCTTTGTATAGAGATTTTACACCAGATGTAATTACTGCTGTTGATATGGGTATAATGCACGAGATATACAATTCAGGTTATGCACAAGACAATAAGTGTGTGTTTAGAGATTGGAACACAATGCCAGGTGAAATGTACGAACAATTATTATATGCAGGTCAAAACTATTCAGACCAAGATTACGATTTAATTAAAAAAGAAAATGTTATCAATTCTAATGAACGAGGTGATTGCAAAGAGTTTGTTATGCACGGTTCTAATTTAGCAGGTGTAGTAGAAATATTAAAGAAGAATAAAAATAGAGAGAAAAAAGAAGTCAATCATACATCAATAAATGTAAGTTGGGTTACAAGTGATGATAAGGTCAGAGCAATAAATGATTATATGATTAACACTTCAGGCGATACAAAAGATAGAGGTTGGGCAGCAGGTCCTACTTCAGGTTATTTCGCAGTACAAGATAATAGTCCAGATCAAGTATTTCTTATAGGACACGATCTGGAGAGTTTCAACGATCAGTTGAACAACATATACAAAGACACAAAACATTATGGTTTAAAAGAGGCACATAAAACGCCTAGTCAAAACTGGATCAATCAATGGCTAGAACTAGTAAGAGAACATCAAAACATCACTTTCTACAAGGTAAATCCACACGGAGGCGATGGTTCCGACCCAATTAGTACAAAGCCAGAGGCGTGGGCAAGAGAGAAGAATATAGAGTACATTGATTATACCACGCTTGACAATATGCTTAAATAGTGTTATAATGAAATTATGTTAGACGGATTAATTTACAGATTATTAAATAGTATCCAATCCACTTGTGAGAAGATACGAGAATATATGGTACAAAGGTCTTTACCTAAACCTTGTAAATCAGCAAGTGAATGGGCAAAAGATTATGAAAAGTGGAAGAAAAACAATACTAAATAATAATACATTCCGATTAAACAGGAATATACAAATACAACGAATATAAAAATATAAGGAGAATACGAATATGGATTTTGAAACATTAAAATCATCATCAAGTAATTTTGATAAACTTACAAAGGCACTTGAAACAAACCTCAATCCTGAGGACAATTCAAACAAGAACAAATACCAAGACGACAGATTCTGGAAACCAGAGTTAGACAAAACTGGTAACGGTTATGCTGTTATTAGATTTTTACCTGCTGTTGAAGGCGAAGACTTGCCTTGGCAAAGAGTATGGTCTCACGCTTTCCAAGGAACAGGTGGTTGGTATATTGAGAACTCATTAACAACTCTTAATCAAAAAGATCCTGTTAGTGAAGAAAACACAAGACTTTGGAATACAGGTGTTGATAGTGATAAAGAAATTGCTAGAAAGAGAAAAAGAAAATTATCTTACTACTCAAATATTCTAGTGGT